GATAACAAGTTACTCTCACTCCAACCCAGTTCTGCAAACTCTTCATCGGAGATGGGTAGGATCGTTTCGTTATTACTATTTATGTAAATTGCCATGTCAATGATCCGTAATTGAATACTTCCCTTCGGCTTGTTTGATACAGATGACACCAATGAAATTAAAGTTCTGCCAGAATGGTTGTACAATCTCAAAACCTGCTGATCGGCACATCTCAATAATCTCATCATAAGTTAGCGGTTTCATTAGATGCCGAAGGTTCTGTTCTTTATTCAAAAGTTCTTCTGCTCCATAGAACTGTCTCTTATAATCATAGTAGCAGAACTGCATCATCTCTTGCAGTTGTGAATGTTCACTGTAAATCTTCTCAGAGAAAATAAACGCACCACCTTTGACCAAAGACTCATAGATACGGTCAACAATAATCTGTCTGTTTCTCTTTGGCATAAACTGCAAAGAGAATATGGATGTAGTCAGACAATTATTAGACCCGCCAGTAATCCAATTAAAAGACCGAACATCTTGCTTGTAAAACTTTAGGTTATCTTCATCTACCAAGTCAGGAAAGAAATCTTCCTCAATCTCAATACCTCTGTACAAAACCTTAGATGCAAATCTATCGTTCTGTTGCTTCATTGCTTTGAGGAGTTTGCCTGTCGAACAACCAATGTCGATAACAGTGCAACCATCTTCAATAAAGTATTCTGAAAACTTTAGGATGTCTTGCCAGAGATTAGAGTAACCACGAACCGACTGGTCAATGTGATTATCAAAACCTTCGTTTGCTGTTGCAAATGTAAATTTAGCCATTATAAAATACCTTCTCGTATACTGATGTTGCCAACGCTTCTAAACACTTCGGTGCTACCATACGACCGATACGTTCTGCACGCTGATTAAATGTACCTTCCAGAATAAAATCATCTGGAAGACCTTGAATTCTTTTTAATTCTTTGATAGTTAATTTTCTATCTAACTCATAATGTACCACACCAGACAACCCCTTCTGCTGTCCTTGTTGTGTAATCGTTGGGCAGGGTAAATCTGGACACGGTCTTATCAAATTAAATAAAGATTGTTTCGGGTGATACTCTGATCCCTTAGTCTGTCTGTCTGGGTTCTTCGGTAATAGTGGTACCCACTTACTCAGAAACCCATTTGCGATTGCCTCATACAATTCCTTTTCTTCTTCTGGATCATTCTCAATATTATCAATCGCATCTTTTATAGTAACGTGTTTCTCAAATGTAGGTTGTGGGTAAAGAGTTTCCATATTCATAAAGTTCAGATTGGTCTTGGTCAATACATCATTTCTGATTGCTACAAAGAAACATCTTTCTCTACCCTGAGGTGTTCCAAAGTCTGCTGCGTTGAGAGACTTACCTACTGCCGTGTATCCTATTTGTTCAAACCCATTGATAATGCGGTTGAAATACTTTTTGGCTTCACCGAACATAATTGCCTTCACATTCTCACCAATGATAACCTTTGGTTGTATGTCATTTGCAACACGAATAAACTCAAAGAACAAGTCCTCGATATTCTTTTGCTTTTTGTTATCACTGTATTTCTTTTCCGTGCCCCAACCCTTCTCACGTTTGCCTGCGATACTGAAAGCAGAACATGGTGGCGAACCATCTAGTATATCTAACTCGCCTGGCTGTAGTCCTGCAACTTTCAGAATATCCGTACCACTAATGTCTAAAATATTATCAGGCATAATCGGTGTGCCTGGGTAGTTGGAAGAATAAGTTTCGCGGGCAGACTCCACAAACTCATTCACGCAGAGTATATTCCCACCCGCAAGTTTGTAACCTGTAGACGAACCTCCGCCACCAGCAAACGTAGAGATAACCGTAAACAGTTTTCTCTCTGCTGATTGTTTTGCATCATTCAATGTGTATGGTTTGTATTTCAAAATAAATTTTCCAAAGTTGCATTTGATTGATTTAGTTTATACCAATCTCTAGATACATCCATCATTCTACTTCTATTCTTAAAATTGATTTCTTTATTATCTAATAGTGTTTCAAATAAAGGTATTATACCAACATCACCACTTTGTAAGTTTATATGCTTTTTAACTTTTATTTTCTGAAATTCATCAAAAGCATTTCTTACATGATGTTTTTCAAATGGTTTATTAACATCATACCAACTCATTCCTTCAAAAAAATCATGTACTGATTTTGCAGTATATGGAGTAATAAAGACTTTATCATAGACATCTGCTATATTCTTATGCCATAAATAACCTGCTCGACCCTCAGGTTTCCAATGATCAGCTTTCCACCAGTGGAATAGTTCTTTGGTTTCTTTGTAGTGCAATGCTGCTTTTTTAGTTAAACCATAATGCCCATCTGCACCCAAACCAGACAAAACATATTTCTGTTTTATTTCTGGATATATATACAAAAATGGATAAACCGTTTCAAAGTGTACTTTCTTTTTACAACCCAATTTAACTAGTCGATACCAATCCTCTACTAAATTTTTAGTAGGCACTTTAACTCCTGTGAAGGACCAATTGAATAATTCTGCAACCTCTTTGGCTTTTAGAAAATCATATGAGGGGTTAGTATCTAGACGAAAACTATAGGCGTGAACTTTCTTACCAAGTCTTTCAGCACAAAACCCAACTGATATAGAATCTACTCCACCAGACAACAGCAATGCACAATCTTTGTCTGGCACAGTTACTTCATTCATCAATATTTTATCTATCATTTGAACTTGCATTGTGTCATAATCTCCGTAAGACAAGCCAACAAGTTTATCTCTTGGTCTGCAACAAAAGCAGACTTATATTGGTAGTCACCTAAAAGAATAACGGCAGCGGGTATGGTGCCAGGTTCAAGATAGTCATACAAGGTATCGTATATCTTGCGGTAGATTTTAGTGGGATCATTATCTATGTTATCAACCACCCACTTACGAACCTTTGTAAACTCTTTACCCTTTAGGTGGAGGATCAATTCTTTCATGTTGACTTCTGAAAGATTGACAAGGATACCTGAGTCTATCTTACCCGTTGCACCATACCGCTGCAACTCATTCAACACTCGCCTGTTATCAGGAAAGTGTTTCATTATCAATTCGGCAATAACTTTTTTATCGTGTTCGATTTTATTCTCATTGAGAATATTCACACAACGGTCAAGCAACTGACCTGCAAGTTTCTGCCGACTGCCGTTTATCTTGAACTCAACAACAGAGCATCGAGAATGTAATGGTTCGATAATTCTGTTCTTGTAGTTACAAGTAAAAATAAAACGACAGTTATTATGGAACTCCTCAATGAACCCACGGAGAGCAGGTTGCGTTGATTGGGGATTGAGGTAGTCTGCCTCATCAAGAATCACTACCTTTCTTTCACCAGACAGTGATACTGTTGATGCAAATGTTTTTATCTTGGTTCTGAGAACATCAATACCTGATTCTTCTGAACCGTTAATGACCATGAAATCTGTGTTTAGTTCATTACACAGAGCTTTGGCCACAGTTGTCTTACCGACACCTGCACCGCCAGCCAATAATAGATTTGGCAGTTCTTTATTATCTACGAACTGCTGAAATGTTTTCTTTAATGAGTCTGAAAGAATACAGTCCTTAATGGTCCTTGGACGGTACGCCTCCACCCACAAAATCGGTTTGTTCATCGGTCTCCACCTCATAATAATCGTTATGACCGCACCAAGGACAATACAAATATCTTGGTTTCATAACTTTTTCTAAAGCAATGCTCCACCACCCTCGACAACTAGTGCATGAGAAGTGGTGGAGTATTTCTATACTATTGGACATTCTATCATCTCTATATCATCAATGTCAATACCTAATCGTTCCGCAATACGTTCAGGTTTTACACCCAGTTCGATTAGTTCTTTAATGGCATTGATTGTCCATAGTGTTGTCTCATCCATCAGTCTTTGCTTCCATAGCAATCCAATAAGAGACATCAGTTCCAACCCAGTGACTTACGCCAGCATTAGTTGCGATACTTACAGTGTACTCGCCAGACATCATTTTCAGATTCTCTGCCTTGAAGATTGACTCAAACGGCTGACGATCAATATCCAAAACCTGACTAAAGGTATTGGACGTTGTGTTCTTCAAGTCCGTTGCTGTAATATGAACTCCAGGAGTACCATCTGACTTAAATGTAACATCTGGTAACTGCACAACTGCGGCAGCCTTCAACACATCAGCCAAAACATCTTGCGGTACAGAAAACTCTATATCCGTATCCGGAGCATTGAAAGTCTCGGGTGGGGTTGTAAGAATAGATGGGTCAGAATAAAAATACTTGATCTTAGTCGGACCACTATTCGCCGTCAAGAAACTTGAGTTATCAAAATTGAGATCAGCATCTTTGGCCAAAGTCAATACACCCAAGAATTCATTGAGGTCATAGATGCCGAAGTCTGCGGGGAATGCCTCAGAGACATCTGCCTCGGCCAAAATGTTTTTCATTGTTGACATTGTTCGGAGTTTACTACCTTCTTTAATCAGAATATTCTGATTGATGGTAGAAAAGTTCTTTAGAATGCCTACGGTTTTATCACTTAGTTTCATCATTTAATCACCTTCTTTGTTATCATGTATGTGTAACATGATTATTCCATAATGTAAAATCTTCATAAGGTCAGCACGATTATGTCCGTTCTTACGACCATACCGTTGTGCATACTTCAAGATGTTACCCATACAAAAGCCTTCTCCGTGGCCACAATCATCAATAAATTGTGTGGACTGATACTTACGTTTTGCATAATGCTCGCCGTAAGTACCGTCCACGTATGTTTGTAAGTCACGGAGTGCCTTATCTTCACTAAACGCATAATTAATTTTTTTACTCATAATATAATAGTATCACGCTTTACAACAAATGTCAATAGTATTTGTTATAAAATTTTTTATGTTCTTCATCAATTTTTGGATCATGCACCCATGCCATAACAGCAAAGGCTCCACCCAAAATGAATAATAACGTCCACATTTATTTTTTTTCTCCTATTTTGTATATATGGCCGCGAACAGCCAAACGATTCCAAGGCCTATTAATAGGCCCAAATAAAACTCCATGATTGTCCCCCTTATTTGATATCAATAAGGCGAGGTTTCTTTTCTTCAGGTATGATTCGTTCTAGATGAATCAAGAGCATACCGTTTTCCATCTTTGCGTCTTTGACAACAATATCATCTGCCAAAGTCCACTTGCGAGAAAACTTACGAAAAGAAATGCCACGATGAAGAAGCTCTGTATCGGCTGCCTCTTCTTTTTTGTCTGTGGTACGAACGGTGAGGACACCTTCTGCAACTTCAATCTCAAGGTCATCACGGGTCAAACCGGCGAGTGCCAATTCAATAGTGAAAGTGTTATCGTCACCTTTACGAATGTTGTAAGGTGGGAAACCTGATGAGGTTGCCTGATGCATTGCATAGTCATTCAGTCGGTCAAAGACCCGGTCGAAGCCTACGGCATAAGGTGTTAGTGTGTTACGGTCGAAGTTCTGGAATTGATCCCAGATATTTGCTACTGCTTTGCTAGTTACCATTATTTGGTACCTCCATGTTATGCAAGGTTTGTAAAACGAGAATCCCCGAAGGCAATTCTCTACTATTATTTATATCAAAAGAATAGATAATAGGTAAGAAAGAAAAGAGAAATCCAAAGTAATCTTGGAATCCACTTTTCAATTATCTCTTCATACACGAAAGCGTATGCTCTCAACGCACGCAAGTTTCCTAACTTCTCGTGCTTCTCTAAAGCATGACGTAGTTGATACTTGACTGGACCAGGTAGAGGTGTCATGTTCTTAGACCACTTCTCCCAATCGACAGACATATCCATAGCCGATGTGTTCCACGCTGTGTAGTATACATCTTCTGGTTCCCAATCTTCACACCAACTTAGAATTGTGATATAGTCCTCGTCAGACAAACGATCATATAATGGTTTTCTGTACGGTAGATATCTGCTGAGATAAGAAGCCAACACATCTATTGAAGTATATTTTTTGGGCATTAGAATAAATAAATTTGTTGAACAATACTATTCAGTATATCAGGTATACCCCCATCTGTCAAGGGCATTTCTCTTTTTATATCGTCCTGCCAATTTGCGGTCTTTTTTGGCCTTTTCCAGATGGATCCGGTTTGCCTTGGTGTCAAATGTGACTCCATTCAAATGGTCAATTTCGTGCTGTACAATACGAGCAGTAATACCACCCAAATGGTCATAGTATTTTGTACCATCTTCATCTTCAAATGTGAAGGTAATCTCTTTGGGTCGTTTGACTTTCACGAATAGACCAGGGTAACTCAGACAACCTTCTACCATGTATTCTTCATCCTTACTTGATTCTGTGATCTCGGGGTTGAAGAATGCCTTGGCAAAATCTTCTGTTCCTTCTGTCTGTAGATCACCCATACCGATAACGATAACTCGGGTCTCTATTCCTATCTGTGGGGCAGCAAGTCCGATGCCTCCGTCTTTCTTACGAACCTTGTGCATTTTTTTCACAAGTTCATTGGGATCCATGATTGGGTCATCAAAGTTAAAATCGGGCATTAC